AAATGCGGTCCCCGCATCAAGCGACGTGACTGGCGCAAGCTACCTATTGCCAAGCTGACCCGCGCCGAACGGGCGATGCGGTTCATCGAGACGTACTGTCGCGTCCCAGAAGGGGCGCTGGTCGGGCAACCCATACGCCTAGCCATTTTCCAAGAGGACTTCTTCTACGCGGTTCTGGACAACCCCAGCATCACTCGCAGGGCGTACCTCAGCATTGCGCGGAAGAACGCCAAGACGGCGATCATTGCATGTCTGCTGATTGTGTTTCTGGTCGGCCCCGAAGCGCGACAGAACTCTCAGATCTGCAGCGGCGCACGCAGCCGCGATCAAGCTGCGCAGGTTTTCAACTACGCTCTGAAGATCATCATGTTCTCGCCGAAGCTGGCAGAGCTTTGTCGCATTGTGCCGTCGCGGAAAAAGATAGTAGGCCTCCCCATGAATGTGGAGTACGCTGCGTCCAGCGCAGATGCGCATACGTCCATGGGCGGATCACCGATACTAGCGATCCTGGACGAGGTCGGGCAGGTGAAAGGGCCACAAGACGATTTCATCGATGCGATCACCACGTCACAGGGAGCGCATGAAAACCCATTGCTGGTCGCCATCTCCACGCAAGCGGCAGAGGACAACGACCTGCTCAGCGTCTGGCTGGATGACGCCGAGTCTTCGCAAGACCCGCACATCGTTTCGCATGTCTATACGGCCAAGCCGGGATGTGACGTATTGGACGAGAAGCAATGGGCAGCGGCGAATCCGGCGCTGGGACTGTTCCGCAACCGGAAGGATCTGGAAGAGCAAGCAAAGCAAGCGCATCGCATGCCAAGCGCGGAGAACACGTTTCGCAATCTATGCTTGAACCAGAGGGTCTCCACCACGTCTCCGTTCATCTCAACAGACGCTTGGAAATCTTGCGCTGGCGTGGTGCTCGATTTCGGAAGCTCGCCGGTATTCTGCGGACTGGATTTATCTGGTAGAACTGACTTGACTGCCCTTATCATGGTGGGCAGGGTGATGGGGGTATGGCAGGTGAGGGCGCACTTCTGGACTCCGGAGAAGGGGTTGAGGGAACGCTCCAAGCGTGACAGAGCACCCTATGACCTCTGGCACAAGCAAGGCTACCTGCATACGACCCCCGGCGCGACGGTCGATTATGAATACGTTGCGCAGGATATCGGTGCCATCCTCACCGACCTCAACGTGCGGGGGATCGCGTATGACCGCTGGCGAATCGACATACTGCGCAAGGAGTTTGAGAACATCGGCCTTGACCTGCCGCTTGTGGAGTACGGGCAAGGGTTCAAGGACATGAGTCCCGCACTGGACGCCGTGGAGAGCGAACTGCTCAATGGTCGTATCGCGCATGGAGGGCATCCCGTTCTGACAATGTGCGCGGCGAATGCCGTGGTCTGCAAGGATCCCGCAGGTAACCGCAAGCTGGACAAATCCAAGGGCACCGGTCGGATCGATGGTATGGTAGCTCTTGCGCAAGCAATGGGCATCGCGATCCGGGAGGAGGACCAAGATATCGACGCTTTTATTTCCGCTCCTTTGAGCTTATCACGGACGAACTGACATGGCGCTCTTCAGCAAGATCCTCAGGTATTTTTCGGGCGGGGGGAGGACTCCCGGGTATCAATCGTCAGAGCCGAGCGGTGGCAGGCTCACAAAGCGGACAGTCACGGCGGACACGGCAATGCAACTGTCCGCCGTTTTCGCGTGCGTGCGACTGATCGCGGAAACCATTGCGGGTCTTCCGCTGCGGTTTTACGAGCGGTCATCGGACGGGTCTCGCGTGCGAAACGAAAAGCATCCCCTGTATCGGCTCTTGAGCTACAAGCCGAACAGGTACCAGACGCGGGTCGAGTTCTTCGAAACGATCGTCATGCAATTAGCGCTCCATGGCAATGCGTATATCCATATCACTCGCAACGGCGGGGTCATCATTTCATTGTTGCCTTTGATGTCCGTTCAGATGGCAGTCAAGTTGGATCTGCAGGGGAATGTGACGTATGAGTACAACGACGGCAGAAACTTGATGGTCTATGCGCAAGAATCCATCTGGCATATCAAATTGATGGGTAACGGACTGATCGGCATGTCGCCGTTGGACTACGCGCGGAATTCTATCGGGGTCGCCATCAGCGCGGAGGATCGGGTCAGCAAGATGTCGAATAACGGTTTCAAGCCGTCTGGTGTCTTGATGATCGACAAGGTGCTGAAGCCCGAACAGCGTGCGGCAGTCCGTGCATCGTTTGCCGATCTAGCCGAGGGGGGCGACGATGCGCTGAAAGTGCTGGAAGCCGGAATGACCTACCAGCAGGTCAGCATGAACCCGAAGGATGTGCAGCTTCTGGAGACGAGGCGGTTTCAACTGGAAGATATCGCACGGTTCTTCGGCGTGCCCTCCGTGCTGATCAACGACACGTCGACTTCCACGGTCTGGGGGTCTGGCGTGGCGCAGATCGTGCAGGGATTCTACAAGCTGGGACTGCGCCCATATCTGGAACGGATTGAGTCGTCCCTGGAAATTTGGCTTCTTCCCATTATTGAACGCGGAGTGACAGAAGTAGAATTCGACTTCACGGCACTGCTTCGGGGAGACACTGCCGCAAGGTATGAAGCCTATGCCAAGGCGACGCTGAACGGGTTGAAGACGATCAACGAGTGTCGCTTGGAGGAAGGCGATCCGCCCGTACCGGGGGGTGAGGTAGCACGGACGCAACAGCAGATGATCCCCTTGACCGCGTCCAACAGTTCGATCCCTGAGGGATGATACACTTTTCACTAGGAGTAAAGGCCATGAGTCTTCGCAAATTACCCGAGATCAAAGCTCTTCAAGCGCCGAAGGGTGCGCAGTGGGATATTCCCTCCTCGGCGCTGGAGCGCTGGCGTCCTCTTGCTGAAGACCGCGAGGCGACGCTCAGCATCTACGAGGGTATCGGCGAACAGTGGGACGGTTCCGGCATGACGGCGAAGCGGGTCGGCGGCATCCTTCGCGCCAATGCCGGGAAGGACATCACGGTTTCGATCAACTCGCCCGGAGGCGATTTCTTTGACGGGATCGCCATCTATAACTTGTTGCGAGAGCATGATGGTGCGGTGAATGTCCGCGTCATGGCGCTGGCAGCGTCCGCAGCATCCATCATCGCGATGGCAGGAGACACGATCCAGATCGCGAAGGCCGGGTTCCTGATGATTCACAATGCGTGGTCTTTCGTTATCGGGAACCGTCACGACCTCAAGGAAGCAATCGGCGTGCTGGAACCGTTCGACACGGCAATGGCCGAAGTGTATGCCGACCGTTCCGGGATGGACGTTCGCGCCATTGCCAAGATGATGGATGCAGACACATGGATCAATGGATCCGAAGCGCTGAAGCTGGGATTCGCGGATTCGTTATTGGACAAGGACACCGAGGAAGACCCGCAGGACAAGAGGAGCGCGTTGCTGCGGACGACCGACATCGCATTAGCAAAACAAGGCATCCCCCGTTCGCAGCGGCGGGAGATGCTGAACGAGTTGACTGGCACGCCGAGCGCTACCAGTCGCATCACGCCGAGCGCTGATTTGGAAGTGCTGCAATCCCTATCTCAACTTTTCAAGAAGGAGTAATACCATGCAACAGTCTCACAAGAATGTCCGCGGTATTTTCGCGGTTCGTGCGGATGCGTCTCCGGCAGAACTGGTCGCCCAGATCAAGGCCGGATTCGAAACGTTCAAGGCAGCGCAAGCCGACACCGACAAGCGCATCGAAGCCTATGCCAAGGCGCAAGCCGAGGGCGCCGCAACCGAAGCCAAGGCGGCTCTGCAAGCGGCCGAGGCGAGTGCCAAGCAAGTCCAGGCACTGGCCGATCGGCTGGTCGAGGCAGAGCAGAAGCTCATTGCCGGGGTGATGAAAGGCATTCAGGCGCCGCAGTCTTTGGGGGCGCTGGTCGTCGCGTCGGACGCATTCAAGCAGTTCCAGTCCGGCTCGACGAACAAGATGCGCATCGAAGCCAATACGATTACCGGTCAATCGGGTTCTCCGGTGGAGAACAACGATACGCTGACGCAAACGCAGCGTCTCCCCGGTATCGTTGGCGGAGCGTTCCGTGCGCTGCGGATCCGTGACGTTCTGCCTTCGGGGAATACCGCGAGCAACATCGTGGAGTTCACCCGGGAACTGGCCTTCACGAACAACGCGGCAGAAACGGCGGAAGGCGCGACCAAGCCGGAAACGTCCATCACCTTCGAGCTGGCGAATGCTCCGGTGCGCACCATTGCGCATTGGATCAAGCTGTCCCGTCAGGTGATGGACGATGCCCCGGCGGTTGCCAGCTATGTCGATACGCGTCTCCGTTATGGCGTGGAACGTCGTATCGATGCGCAACTGATCGCCGGCAACGGCGTCGGCCAGAACCTTTCGGGTCTGACCAATTCGGGCAACTTCACAGCCTTTACCCCGGTAACGGGAGACACGGCTCTGGACAGTCTGAACAAGGCCAAATATCTGATCGAAGCGTCCGACTACTCGGCGACCGCCATCGTCATGAATCCGGCGGACTGGGGTGCGATCGAACGCAACAAGACCAGCTACGGCGAATACGTGATCGGTGATCCGCGTTCGGCCATCGGTCCCGTTCTCTGGGGTCTGCCGGTGGTCGTGTCCAATTCCATGGTTTCGGGCAAACTGCTTGTCGGTGCCTTCGACATCGCCGCGCAGGTTTGGAACCGGGAAGGCGTTGCGGTCGAAATGACCGAAAGCAACGACACGGACTTCGTGAAGAACCTTGTCACTGTCCGTGCCGAAGCGCGTTTGGCGCTCGCTGTCTATCGCCCCGCGTCGGTCTACTACGGCAATCTCACCCTGTAACGGGGGGTTTCACTTACCATGGAGCGGGAGAGGGAAACCTCTCCCGTTTTTACGATGAAAGAATGTATCGCTTTAAAGGATTTCATCTCCCCCGTCTTCGGCAACGTGGATGAAGGGCGTCGTCTTCCATTGGAGGACAGAGCCGCTGCGCAATGGGAAGAAGCCGGTCTGGTGCGTATTGCTGTAGATGTCTCGGTCGCTCCTGTGATTCCGTCGGTGGGAAACGCCGAGACCCTTGCGTCTTCGTCTGCATCGCAAGCGGTCCCAGCCTCACCGAAGCAGACTGCGAGCGCGTCCGCCTCTGGCGCGAAGAAGATCAGCAGGATGAAGTCCGGCGCGTAATCGTAATCAATACGACGTTCAAGCTCGCTCCGTGGGCAGACTATCTTTATGCCTGTGACGCCGAATGGTGGAAGCGGTACCACCAGGAAGCCATGTCCGAATTTCGGGGAGAGCTCTGGACCCAGGACGAGCACGCGAGGGGGTATGGCCAGATGCACCATGTACATGGAGAGCGCAAGTCTGGTCTCTGTACAGAACCCGGAAAAATCTATTTCGGTGGGAACAGCGGGTATCAGGCCATGAATCTCGCGTTCCATTTTGGTGCATTCCGAATGATTCTCCTCGGCTATGACATGCAGCAGACAGGGGGGAAATCTCATTGGCATGGGGATCACCCACAAGGATTGAGCCGGAGTTCTCCTTTGGGGGAATGGGTCAAGCAGTTTCGTTCTCTGGCAACTGACTTGAAGGCACAAGGAGTCAAGGTATTGAACGCGTCTCGTCAGACTGCGTTGGACTGTTTCGACAGGTCGCCTCTGGAAGACGCGTTGAAGGTCACCGTCGTTGAAGGAATGCGTGGTCTCGGGGACAAC